ATTCGCTTTCCATGCGGCAACAAACAAATCTCCTGCGCTGTCGTAGCCCATTCCAAGAGGGCCGTCTATCGTGGCGAATGTCTCGATGCATCCAGGACAGACACTTTGGCCCAGGAGGGTCTGCGTCGTGGTCTGCTCGTTTGCGATGCGGCCTTTGTCGTTGTTGGTATCTGAGACGGCGATATTTCCGAAGGCGTCAACGGCTACGCCTTGTGGACAGTCCAAGAACGCCAGCTTGGCAGAACCGCCGTCCCCGCCGGAGCTGCCGTTATCGCAGCGATGGTTTGTGGCCGGGCCGTTCCCCACGATAGTACCGAGGACGCCGTCCGGGCTTAGGTCGCGGATGTCATTGTTCTGTTGGTCCGCGATCTCAAGATGTTGGTTGATAGGGTTCAGGGCAATTCCGATGGGTGCTGCAAGTTCGCCGCTTAGGGCCGGGCCGTCCAAGTATCCTTGCATGCCGGGTTGCCCAGCGATCACTGCGACGCAGCGAGAGCAAATGCTGACGTTGAAAATGGTCTGCGTGGTGGGCTGCATATTGATCGCGCAGATCGTTTGAGCGTCGTAGTCCGCGAATATCAGGTTCCCTTGCGGATCGACGACCACTTGACCGGGATCAGCCAGCGGTGTGCTCGTCGCTGCCGATCCTGGACACGTCGTTCCATACGCGAGCGTTCCGGCAACATCCGAGATTACGGGCCCCGTAAGCGAAGGTGGCGCAGCAGCCGATGACTTGAATAATACGTTCAGCCCAATCCAATCCGTGTTGCTGCCCATCGTCCATGTTGGATTGACCGCGCTTCCACTCGACGCACTGAGCCAAGCCGAAGCCATGGTGACCGCGTTGCCGTTGTACAAAGTTAAAACTGGAGAACTAAATCCGCTGTCTATCGCCGCTGTAGGAGTGCCCCCCTGAAAACTGGCTACTGCCGAGAGTACAAGATCACCGGGCTCTAGCGTTGTGACGCTCCCCACCTGGAAAGGACTGGATGATCCTGCCAGGTTGTGACTCGATCCCGCGAACGGATAAACCGTTGTGGTCCCGGAGCAGGCGTAGAAATGGGCCGTCTCGTATCCCGCGCTTCCGTTCTCGATGAGACTGAAGGTGTCGTCTGCAAGCGTTATAGGAGCCGGGACCCAAAACGCCAGCATTGTCACGCCGTTGGGACCGCCGACGCTCGTCATGTACTGCCACACGTTGCCTGCTTTGTCGCCGACGAGTGGCGAACCTTCATAGGCAGTCGCAATCGCCACAAGCGAAGTAGCAGTCGTTGTGTCGATGGGAGACGAAGGACTTCCCCCGCCGAGATAGTGAGCTGTTGCGCTAGCGAAACAACCTGCGCGGGTCGGCGCAGCGTAACTAAAAATGGCGAACAGGATGAAGCTAATTCGTCTCAAAGGTCCATCCGCTGTAGTAGCTTGATGCCGAGGCCGAATTGTTCACGATCTTGACGTAATAAAAATGGGAGGCGGTCGTGGTGTAGGTGTCCGTGGAATCGCAAACGATTCCGGGAGAAGTTGAGTTTGCGGCCCAGGTAGCGACGAGGCCAGTGCTGGTCGTGCCCGCACCGTTTGTTCCCCCATCCACAATAGTGAAAACCATGCTGCCATCCGAGGGCTGAGTCCCGCTGGTCATCATCACGCAAAAATTGCTTAAAGTCGCGACACGGGAGAACGCAAGCTCGTACTGCACATTTACGGAGGTAACCGAGTTGAAAATGCCCCACGGCGTGTAATATTTCGTCGAGGCACCGGCACTTTGCTGATTGGTGTTACCGGCATTGGCGCCCATCATCGGGGCGGCACCGCCGGGAGCCACGCAATCGCCGCCTTGCGGAGTGTAGACGAACGTAGCGGTCCCGCAGCCGGTCAAGCCACCAACCGCCGCGTTCGCTACCGCCGCTGGGAGCCCTGTTGCATTTGTGAGCACCAAAGCTGACGGCGTGCCAAGAGCTGGCGTAGTCATCGAGCAGGAAGTCACGAGGCAGACATTTCCCGTGCCGCTGCTGCCGACGAAGGTCTGCGCTACTTTGTTGGACGTGTTCGTCCCAAACAGGAAGCCGGTCGCCGCCGCATTCGCTGGGTAGAAATTCCATCCGGTGATCGAACCGCCCAACGCGCAGGCGGCGACGAACTGAACTTGCCCCGTTGCGATCCCAGGGTCAGCGCAATCTGAAGTTCCTGCGCCCAGGCCCAGAAGGCCGGCGTGGGGACCGTTGAGCGTTAAGCTCGTCGCCGCGAGGCTCGTGAATGTTCCAGCGGCCGGAGTCGTGCCGCCGATGGCGGGTGGGGAAGCGAGTAAGTTGTACAGAAAAGAATCTGTGGCCAGCTTCGTCGAATTGTCCGAAGCTGCCTGCGTCGTTGCGGTGGTCCCATTCGGCAACGCGGGAGTGCCCGAGAGGTTGGCCGCGGTCCCAGTGGTGTTTTGATTGAGTGTCGCGACCCGTGCGGCTGCCAAGGTCCCCGAGGAAATGTTGCTGGCGTTCGTCGCATCCGTCGTCGCCGAAGCCGCCGGCGTCAGCCCGAGAATCTTAGCGACCCCGGGATTCGGATAGGTCCCGCTCAAATCGCCCCCAGCAGAACCGGAAGGCGCGCCCCCGCTGGAGGCTACCGCCGTCCAGCCAGTCGCGCCGTCGCCCTGGCTCTTGGAGTACCACGCCTGCGCCGTTCCATCGAAATAAATGGCGCCGGCGTGAGCGGCGACATGCCCTTCGGGCGAGCCGCTGCCCGAGAATAATTGAGATTGGCTTTGGGCCCTCGCGGTCGCGGCACCGAGACACAACAGAAGGCAGACAGCCGCGAGTCGTAGAATCTTCATTGGTTTGTCCTCTCTCTCATGCGGGCTTCAGCCCACCAGGTTGCGGTAATCGGCGAGGATGTCGCGCGCCTCACCCGGCACGACGCCCACGCGCTCGCGGTTCATGTACCAGTCGGCGACCGTCTTCCTGATCGCCAGGCGAATCTTCATCGGAACGGTGTCGGCGGTGTCGCCGTAGCCGCAAGTAAATTCCACGGTGACGTTGCTCGGAATCAGCCGCGCCGGAGGCCACGGCCGCGCGAATGGCGGCAGCAGGCGCGCGGGGCGCGATCCGTCTCCGGGATCGAGCTGGTAATCGTCGGGCGCGGTGGCCAGCGTCTGCGTGACGCCGCCGGTATCGACGTACTGAAACAGCGTGACGGCCTGCAGCGGCGGCTTCGGCAAATAAAACTGCGGATAGCCGCGGCGATCGTAGAGCGGGTGATAGCCGGGAAACCCGTCGCGCAGGTACTGCCAGCTCTGGGTGATCAGCGCCGTGCGCGTGAAGTCTTCTACATCCTCGCGCGCCGCGGTGATCAGGTCGGAGACCGTCTGGTCCTCCGAGCCGGCCGCGCCGACAGTGCCTCCCGAGGAGCTCGCGTCCACGCCCGGCTGTGCCCAGATCAGGTGGTTGGCGTCGGGCACCGATGAAACCGGGACGACGATGTCGAAGCTCGGGTCCAGGACCGCGGCGACGATGGCCAGCTGGCCCGGTACAAGGCCGTGCGCGGTGGCCGCGGCAGTGACGACGCCGCTCGCGCGCGCGATCGTCGAGATGGCCACCGGCGTCGGGCCGTTGATCGTGATCCGCGCCGCAGTCTTCGCCTCCGCGATCGAGACGGGCTCGATAGCCGGCGGCGTGAGGAGAATGAGCGACATGTCAGCTGCGGCGCTTCAGACCGGAATTTTCCTTGCGCCAGAGCGCATCGAGGAACATGCGGATGCTCACGAGCTCGCGCGCAATCGTTTCGAGCGCGATGACGGCGCGCTCGCGACGCTTTTCCTTGCGCGCCTTGCGCTCGGGATCTTTCATTTGTCGAAAAGAGAGGGAGCGGCCACGGGCACCGCTCCCTTCCGGCTGGTGAAACTACGCCGTGATGCTCGGGCTCTGCACTTCGGCGAAGCGGGCTCCGGAGAGCACCGCGACGGCCGAGGCAATGACGCTGTTCACGCCATTGGTGAGCTGCAGCTGCAGGTACGGATTGGCGGGATCCAGCTCTTTGGCGTCGAGCTCGATCACGTAGAAGATGCCGCTATTCGCGCTCGGCGTGTAGCCGGCCGCGGTGACGGCAGTCTTCGCGCCCAGGACGTCGTGCGACGCCCCGGCCGTTTCCTGTTTGTAGATCGTGAAAGGAATCGCCGTGGCGCCATCGCCGGCGGCGTCGGTGCACTTGTTCACGAGGATCTTCGTGAACGCGGCGGCCGCGACTCCGATCGCGAGGATGAGGGTGACGTGGGCGTACTCCTTCATCGAGAACGCCTGCGCCGTTTTCCCTCCGGTGATGTCCACCGGCGGGAGGATGTTTACGACGTGGCCCATTTGGGCCGGTGCAAAGCCTTCAGACATCTGGAATCTCCTTCGGCCGCTTGGCGGCCTGACAAATTGGTTAGGCGAGGTGGCTCACGCCAAGGTGAGCCACCCCGCGAATCACTAGGACCGGGTAGCGAGGACCACGAATGGCGACAGCGTGTTCGTGCCGTTCTTCGGGGTGAGCGGCAGTTTCCACCACGGCTGCCCGTCGAGGCGCAGCATGAATCGGAGAGCTTGTTCTCCCGTGAGGAACGCTACGTGGATCGAACTGTCCGCGCGCATGCCCTGGCGCTTGCCGAGGACGTATTGCGACATGTCCGCGAGGATGATGTCGCCCTGGGTGCCGAGCGTCTGGCACTGTTCCACCGGGATCACCGGCAGGCCCAGCAGCAGCCCGTACTTGTTGCCGTTCTGTCCCGGAGGCGTGTACAGGCGCATGACCGCGGTGCCCGAACCGATGGTCAGGTTCCAGAGCTGTTGCTCGACGTCCTGGTTGATGAACCAGGCCGCGTTTTGCCGGCTCCGGCCCCAGCAGCGGCCATACATCTTCAGGATGTTGGCGGTGACCACCGTGGCAGCGACCTGCGCGCTTTCCTCGGCGATGACGACGGGCGCGCGGCTGTTGAGGACTCCGAGCGGTTGCCCGTTACCCTCGCCGTTGAGGATCGCGTCGTCGATCTTGAACGCGAATTCATCCGGCACCGCTTCGTTGACGAAGGCCTCGAGCGCGGGGCCGTCGACGAGCTGCTCTTCGGTGGCGTAGATCAGGCCGATGAGCTTGTTCGCCGTCAGCTGGATTTGCCGGAACTTCGGCTTGGTGGACGTGTAGGAGCCGGCTTCTGCGAGCCAGTAGGCCTGCAGTCCGCCCCACCGGGCGCCGTCAGCGCGCGAATCTTCGTCGACCGCGTTGATCATCAAGCGGTTCGAAGACATCGGCTGATCGAAGCAGCGGCCGGCGATTTGGCCGACCTCGTAGGTGCGCTTCAGGAGCTGTTGGCTGAATTCGGGAGCGATCAGGAAACCGCCCTCGGAATCGGCCGCTTCGTTGGCGCCCTGCGCGGCGTCCACAAACTTCGTGAGCCGCTCGTCGGTGCGGCGTCCGTGCGACAACGTCGCTTCCTTGATGGCGTTGAGCTGCTCGCCGAGGTTCCTGAACCCGAAAGTTTTGGGGGCCTCGGTGATATCGCGTGCGGCGGCGCCGCAGGCCGGCGGATCCTTGCGCTCTTGCTCGAGGAACGCTTCGACGCGCTCGATGTCGCCGGCGAGAGTGACCCGGTCGGCTTTGATCGCGTCGAGCTTGGTGCGTTCCTCGGGCGTGAGAGCGCGCTTGCCGGTGCTGGACGCCGTGATGATCGCGAGGCCTTCGGACTTCAGGTCGTGATCTCGCTGGCGCAGCACCTTGATGTTTTCCGTCGGGATTCCGAGCGGCACCACGGTTGCGAGCAAGAGGCCGGCGTGGCTGTGGCCCGCCATGTGGAACAGAGCGCAGACGGCGAGCATCAGCAACGCGGTCGGGATGATCGACAGCGCCGCCCCGAAGCTGCCAAAAACCAGCGGCAGGCTGCGGTTCGCTCGCACGTTGCGGTAGAACTTACGTCGTTCTCCGGCAGTGCGGAAATTCATCGGTTGTT